CATTTTAATCTCATCACCTGCTGAAGCTCTTTAGGTAATCTTTGTATGGTATTTCTAGCCATGTTCTCCTTTTTAGTAATCATTAGCAGATTATCAATATCATTATTCAGATAATTACCATCTTTATACACTACTACCATCCCCTTAGGAATTGGTCCATTGTGCTGTTCCCAAGTGTACCTGTTTAACTGTTCCCAATGTGAATCTGCTATCTTAATATACAGGTACATCTTACCTCCTGTATCCTTTCTCTGATGGATAGTTCCAACAGGCTGAGTATTTACAGGCTTAGCACCTTTTTTAAACATAGTATGAGCCACTTTCTGATATACTTCTGTGGACATTTTTTGTCCTTTATTAGCAGGTACACTACCTTTCTGAAATTGTGTAGCTTTACCACCTAGATATCCTGGAGGATATTGAGTAGACCTTAAGTATACAGGATCTTTCTTAATACCCATAGCAAAAGCTCTATTGTATACTGATGACTCTGATAATCCTAAGTCATCTGCTATCTTTTTAGTAGGCTCAAATGGATACCTTTCTCTTATGATATCATTCATACCTCTTCAATTAATAAAATTAAGTCATCATTCTTTTGTATGAGCTGCTTAACATGATCAGCATCATATGCCTCCACTATCCTGGTCACTAACTTTACAGGACCATTCCAATAGTCAAAGGTCTTATACACTACTTTATATATCTTCATTGTCATTATTTTTTATTGGCACATCTAAGCCATACATTAAATCAAACATTGCAAAATCTCTATTTGCATTCCTCTTACTACCCTCATAATTTTGAAAGTACCACTCTCTGAATCTTAGGTATTTTTGGTGAGTGTATTCACCATTAGCTATAGCATTTTGTACCTCAATAGCTAGCTGTGTGAACTCAGTCATTGGATTTATTGTTTATGATTTGTAAATACCTGAGGTAAAGAGGCAGATTAAATCCACCCCTTATCTCTTCTGCTGTTCTCCTGCTAGTCCAATACTTTATAATTGCGTTGATTGTCATAGCTTAGATTTAAGTAGGTTAAGATTTGCATCACTTAGAATAAACAGGGACATATTTTCATCATCAGTCTCTGTAGCATCATAAGTAAATGGCTCAATAGTACCTGCTATATATACATCACTATCATAGTCAGTTTTCCAATTAGAAAAATAAGTATTGTCTCTTTTGAATAGGTTTATAAAATTCATAATATAAGTTCTAAGAAAGTGAATAAAAATAAGATTGATAATGTTACAGATGTTACTATAATAAATGCCTTAGCAATAGCTATCTGCTCTTCTCCTACAGGAGTAAAGTATTTAATTAGTCTCTTCATTGATTTTTTCTATTAGGTTAGTAATTGCAATCCATTTAGTAACAATTCTTTGAGTAGCCTCATCAGCTGATCCAAAAGCCTCTTGAAATTCTTTAGCCTGATCATACAGTGATGCCTCCTCAGTAAAAATAATCTTCATAATTTGTTCTTTGTCCATGTGTAAAAGTTTTAATTGTTGATAACTATACGCCAAAGATAGTATAAAGTTTTATAACTGCAATAAAAAAGTGTAATTTATATTCATTCTAAATAAGAATAGGTCGCAATTTGCGACTGCAACCACTTAGCAGAAATACCATCAGGTTAAAACCTTAAAACCTTTGCTATTATTAAGGTTATAGCCTTAAAAAGTCCAATTTATTTCGTAAAAAACGGGACATAATCTAAAGTGTTACTTTGGAATTACATGATAAGTTACTTTGGAATTACATGATAATCGGAATTATTCCTATTATGTAAAGCATATCTTACACAAAAAAAAAGCAGCTATCGGCTGGGGAGCTTAATAACTGCTTTCTACACTATGGAAACAAGTGCTAAGTTAATGCTTATATTTGAATTTCAAAAATTCTGTGTAAGTTTTATTATTTATTTTAAAATGTTTTCTACAATCATTGCATAACATCCAATGATGGATAGTACCTCCTGCAGTCACTACCTGTTTATTATACCTTACATTATAGTTAGTGCATTCAGGACAGCAGAATTTATCATCTCCCTCCATTACAGCATAATTAGTAGCAGGAGCTGCATAAGAATTGAGCTTATTGAATACAGCTTCTAGGACAGTAACATCCATTTTACAATATGCTACCATCTTATCCATTGCCTGCTGATCTTTTTTAAATACAATATCTTTCCACAGGTCTAGTCCCCCTGTATCCATTTTCTGACCTACCCCTAAATACTTAGCTATATAGTCTAGTTTATTTGAGTTAAAATTAAAGTACTTTCTAGCCCATTTAAGAGTATCTATAGTCTTAGGTGAGGGCATAACATCAATACCATGTAATAGAGCTCTTGTGCGTATCCATTTGAGGTCAAAACGGTCACCATTATGCCCAATTAGTTCTGTAGCTTGAGCCATAACTTTAAGGAATGCTTTAATCATAGCCTTATCAGATTGCTTTTTATCCCAAGTTAGGAACTGTACATCATCCTCATGCTCCCATTTATAGCAGATGCAGATAATTGCTCTCTCATGAATGATGTCACCTGGATTAATAGTTAGGTTATAGCCTGCCCTCCAGCAGACAGAAACATTGAATGATGTCTCAATGTCAAAAAACAGTCTTTTTCTTACCATAGATGGTGTAAACTTAGAGCAAATATTTGTTTTTAGCAAATTTTAAGAGATATGACAGCAGTAAGCCTATCCCTACTCCCACAAATAATAGACTAAGATTGCCATTAGCTCTAGGTCTTGTAGCCTTAGCTTTAGCTTTCTCAACTATCCTATCTTTGTAGATAGTTTTTATTTTTAATTTATATTCTCGCTTTAATTCTATTTTTGTCTTAGGCACATACACTGTTCTATACTTGATAATAGTATCTTTGGTAGTTATAAACTTCTCCCATATTATATCATTATTAATTATAACAGGGATAGAATCTAAAGTTGTTATTCTTATAGTATCTCCTGTCTCTTCACAGGTATATCCTTTCTTAATTGCTTTATTAAGATGGTATTGTGCAGAGCAGCTGCTGAGCAGTAAGATTATAGCTAAGTATCTCATCATTCTTTTATTTCAAAGTGCATCCAATCGTAGTTCTTCTCTCTACCCAAAGATATAAATCCATGCTTATAGAATATATCTATCATCTTCTGATACTCAGGTCTTGCAAATCTTGCAGTTTTCGATGATTCTTTGAGTAGATTTCTAGCAGGATCTAAGTCTATTGCTATCCCCCATGAATGCATAGATAATGCTGTACCTCCCCTCATCTTTCTATAGTTGAAACATCCACCAAATAAATCTATCCCTAACTCTTTAATCTTATCATAGCCATATTCAGATAATAGCTCACAGAATACAGCTGTAAAATTAGAAGCCACTAACTTATGGCACATCATAGTATTGACAGTGCTGTCTAAGTCCCAAGCTATTCTCATTGGATAAGGTAACTTAATCTTCACTAAGTATCCTGCTCCTGTTACATTAGCAGTACCATATTTAGATGTAAGTTCCCATCTAGTCATTTCAGTTTGTTTAGGTCCTCTTTAATATCCTTAGCTCTAGCAAATAATAACTTCATTGATTGCCATAGGTCTATCCCTTTTACTACTTTATAATTCTCATTGATAGACATCACCTCAATACTAGATAATACTAGAGCTACAATTTTGGTGAGCATAAATGGTACACTGAAAAAAGTGAGGACAATGTCATTTAGTATGAATTGGTCTATTAAAAAGAACATAATCACAGTAACCTCATAGAGTGCTAACTTACTAATGATAGATGAGAGCTTTCTGCTAGTTATTTTATCCCCTATCTTTTTAGCTTTCCAAATACCTGTGATAGTATCAATAGATATTAATACTCCAATCATTAACAGAATGCCACTTATTGGTAAAAAGAATGCAAAGCATATAGAGATAAGAGTCAATAGTTCTGATTGTATAGATATTAGTAGTAGTGATAGTTGTGCTTTCATTCGTATTCCTCCCCCTCTTCATCTTCACGCTTTTCTTGTTGTAATGCTAGAATAAAACTAAGGTAGCCTATTATACTACCTCCCATAAGCTTAAGATATAGAGCAGGCTCACAAATTAATGATATGCCTGTTAAGTATCCTAAACTGAATACTATTATAGATAAGACTCCTGAGTGCTTCATAGTATTAGGATTGAATTATTGTAACCATTGTTACCTGAACCTCCACATAATCCTGTACATTCTAGCAAGCCATTAGATAGACATCCACATCCATCAATCATAGGTCTAAGGTCAGTATCTCGGTTAGTTGTACCTGTGAATATAGGATACAAAGCCCTGTTCTTAAGT